GCTCAATCGAGGTCATTGAGATGGGCGTGGTTGATGGTGCGGCTGTTGACGTCACCAAGTGCGACGAGATAGCAGAGCTCTGGGACACCGGGGCGTGGTCTAGCAACTCATCAACCAACCTATCGGCGCCCACTGGCGGGCTGTCAGGCAATGCCTTCTTCATCAAGGTGGACAGCGCCTACAGCACGTCTATCCCGGTCACTGCAATCGATGGGTGGTCTACCACCGTGCAGCACAAGGCACCCGGATCAATGCTTCCTACGCTTGATCAGGGCGTTAAGACGGCCACAGTAGACGGGCAGCTCGTTGACTACACCAGCAAGGCTAATGGCTCTGCACTGGCCACCAGCGCGCTCCTAGCGGCCCATACGGTGCTTAATGAGGTGACTGTTGAGTCATCTATTGCCGCCAGCACAGACATCGTGCTGTCATATCCTACTAAGCGTTACTTTGTGTCTGGATCAACTGCACTGGCGCCGTTCACCGAGGTGTATGACAACACAAAGGACGTGAGCACGTCGTGCGAGACCTACAAGCTGTCTCAGTATGACCGCGAGGGGTTCAGCAACACGGGCGCCAACTCATTCAGCAGCGTGACCACCAACGGCGTTGCAGGGCCTGTGTGCGACAACCTGTCGGTTGTCTCGTTCGGACCGTCATCAGCACTCGGTGTCGGCAGCGTCAGCGTGCCGGCTGGATTCAACTATCAGGCTGGTGTGGCTAAGTTCGTGGGCGAGCAGGTCATGCCTGAGTCGGACAATGGTGTGACCATCACAGGCTTACCAGTGCTCGGATTCGCGTCCACGCGCATCGCTAACGGCGTCATGAGCTACGGGTACGGCTCATCGAGCAGGACGTTCGCAACCATGACCGTGACATCGGGAAGCTAATGAGCTCAACACAATCATCTGTCGTCGCACTGGCCTGTCTCTACCTCATCATGGTGGTGGCGGGCTGCGCCGCAGTGCCTGTCGAGGCCGTTAAGCAGGCCATCGATAAGCGCAGGCAGGAGCCGTGCGTGTGCGAGGACTTAGGTCCTCCCATGCCCATCATCATCATCGTGGAGGATTAGATATGGATATCAAGTCCAAGCGCAACGGACCCAAGCACCGGGTTAAGCATGACGACATCGGGGACAGGTTCCCCAATGACTGGCTTGAAAGTTTAATTGTCTTCCTCTTCTTGGGTGGCACGTTCTTCGGGGCATATGGCCTGTACATGATCGGCGAGGCTATGTGATATGTCAGATAAATTGGACACTGATGGTGTCAATCCTCCAGAAGAAACGGCGGCGGTACAGGTTTATGAGAAGTCACAGCGTTGTCCCGTTACCGGCAAGTTTCTGCCCGGAAATGTAGGCGGAGGAAGGCCAAAGGGTAGCAAGGATAAGCTGAATAAGCAGGTGATTAGCACGCTTGAGAAGCTCTGGGAGGCCAGAGGGGCGGACATGGTGGAGCAGCTGGCAGCAGAGAAGCCAGAGGTCATGATGGCCATGATCAGCCGTATGATACCGCAAGCACTGGCTGCCGAGGCTATCAGTGGCGTGGATAGCACAGAGAATACTCAAGGTAATCAAGAGGTTAGGATCACGTTAATCAACCAAGTGAAGGATGATGCGCTGCCACACCATGACACACCAAGGCTAGTGGAAGGTGAGGTGCTACCTGCTGATGATAGCGTGCATTGAACACGTTTCAAGGAGATAGCGACAAGTAGGTGTTTGCGTGTTGATGGCATATCGTAAGCTATTGATATCATTGCATATCTTTTCTTACTTCCGACTACGTGCATTTAAGACAGTTAGAAGAATGGCTTAGGTAAGCCAGTGTACCGCTCCCCCTAGGGCTGGGGCCTCTGGACCCCCGGTTGGCCCCCTAAATTAAAAATTCACCCTTTAGCTATAAAAATAATACACCACATTAAAGGAATCGACTTTGCCGCTAATCCTCCTCCTCCTGCTATCGGCACCAGCTTTTGCGGACGAGTACCGGCTGTTTGTGGACGACGCGGCCACATGTGCCTCATACGGCTTCTCTGGGGACGTCTGCGTGGTACCCCTTAGTGCCACTAGCACCCCGGCCCCAACGCCCGTACAGGGCCCTACAGAGCCTCCTAAGGCCACCGAGCCCTGCAGGGTCAGCGTTTGGAACCCCTGCAACCTATATACGGGCGATTAATGAATATTTCGATGCCCGAGGCGTTCGGGCCCCTATTGGAGTCCAGCAAGCGTTACAGGATCTGTGTGGGCGGCAGGGGCTCTGGCAAGTCGATGACGGTGGCCACCATGTGCATTCTGGAGGCGATACAGGGCAAGCGGATACTTGCGGCACGAGAATTTCAAAATTCAATCTCGGAATCTGTGCATTCTCTGGTTGCTAGCCTTATTGAGCAGATGGGCGTACCGGGATTTACGATCACAAGGGACAGAATTAGCCACAAGAGTGGTGGCGAGTTCATATTTCGCGGCCTGAGCCGCAATATTGAATCAGTTAAGTCCCTATTCGGCGTAAACGTCGTGTGGTTAGAAGAGGCTCAGACGATCTCGGAGGAGTCGCTGCGGGTTTTAACTCCCACGATTCGAGAATCCGGCTCATATTTTATTATGTGCGCCAATCCACGCTCTCAGGCTGATCCGTTTACGGAAACATTCCTAAAGGGGCGCGACAGCCACCTCAGAAGCGGCGACGGAGTGTTTGAGGACGAGTTGCACACGATCCTCATGGTTAATTACGACAAGAACCCGTTCTTTCCGAAGGAGCTGGACCTAGAAAGGAAGCGTGACAAGAAAATGCTTTCCAGCGCCATGTATGAGCACGTCTGGAATGGCTTTACGTTGGACGAGGTGGACAATTCTCTGATCCTAGCTGACTGGTTTGATGCCGCGCTGGAGATTGGGGACAAGATTAAGTACAGAAACTCAGGGGCGAGGGTGGTTGGCCATGATATCAGCGATACGGGAAAAGATGCGAAAGCCGTCGTCGTCCGACACGGAGCTAGAGTGTTGGACATGGGTCTCAAACACGATGGGACCGCGTCTGAAGGTCTGGACTGGGCCCTTGAGTACGTGGATCGGTACCACGCTGACTCCTTCATCTACGACCAAGATGGTATTGGCCTCGGTATGGCCCGAGAGGTTGAGAGAAGCCTCGGGAATCGGAACATCGTTATTACCGGCTTCCGTGGCGGCGAAAGTCCTCAGAACCCGGATTCAATGTACGACGGACATCGCAAAAATCGAGATGCGTTCTTTAATCGCCGCTCACAAGCCTTCTGGGATGTTCGCGAGAGATTTGTCAAAACTTATCAAGCGATGCAAGGCGAGTTTGTCGACCCAGACGAGTTAGTTTTTCTGGACCCAGACCACGCCCTTATCAGCCAGCTCCGTGCTGAGCTTTGCCGGCTCCCCCTCAAGCCCCACCAAGGCGGAAAGATACAGCTTCTCCCAAAGACCGAGATGGCTAAGCCACCGCTGTCGTTGCCGTCACCAAACTTGGCCGACGCATTTGCATATACGTTCAGCATACAAGATTACATTCACGGCGCGTGGAGCGCCCCCATCGATTACAAGGAGTCAGCTTATATATGAGCACTCAATGGAAAGAAATTGAGGGGTATGAGGGATTTTACGAAGTCTCTAGCGACGGACAAGTCCGCTCGATGGATCGCGTTGATAGCGCAGATCGAAAGCTAAAGGGGCGCACCCTCAAAATGCAGCAGTCCCCAAATGGGTACCTATTTGTCCAGCTTTGCATTAACGGCATCAAAGCCGGCAAGTCTGTCCATCGCCTCGTGGCCGAGGCGTTTCACGGGGACAGCGACAAGTGGGTGAATCACATTAACGGCGACAAGCTAGACAATCGCGCCGAGAATCTTGAGTGGATGACACCGTCTGAGAATGCCCAGCACGCATGGGATACCGGTCTACAGCCACGAATTAGGAAAAAAGCTGCATGATGCTAGAAGAATCCGAAATCAAGGCGATCCTATCCGCCGAGATGACCAACGCGTCGAGTGACGAGCTGGTCAACAAGAAGCGCGACGCCGAGAAATACTATTACGGACAACTGCCCGCGCCGTCTGGCGTCAAGGGCAGGAGCTCGGTCGTCTCCACGGACGTTGCGGACGCGATTGAGTGGCTGCTGCCAAACGTGGTCGAGAGCCTGTCCGGCAGGTCGGTTAAGTTCTGCCCCGTGTCCAGCATGGACGAGGATCAGGCCGAGCTGGAGACCGACCTGACCCACTTCGTCTTCTCAGAGGACAACAACGGCTACCTGAGCCTCTACGAGGCCGCCAAGGACGCACTGCTGACCGGTGTCGGCGTGTTCAAGATCTGGTTCGATGACGCCCCGGAGCGGGCCGTCGAGCACTACAGCGGGATAGACGACAACCAGCTACAGGCGCTGCTGGCCGACCCCATGGTCGAGGCGACGAATATCGAGCGATCCGAGACAGAGGGCATCACCGTCACGGCGGCTAGGGTCATCCGCAACGGCAGGGTCCGAATCGAGGCCATCCCGGCGGAGGAGTTCCGTGCCGCTGACGACGCTAGGTCGCTTGACCTCCGTGAGGCACGCTTCTGTGCCCACACCACCAGACGCACCGCCTCCGACCTGCTCAGGGAGGGATACGACCCGGAGCTGATCGAGAAGGCGCACCAAGACTTCCTCGAGCGGGAGGTTGACGACGTGCACACGCTGCCCGACATCGACGACAGCCAGAAGCTGATCATCGTGACCGAGGCGTATCTCCAGATGGACATCAACGGCGACGGCATATCCGAGCTGTGCAAGGTCACCTACACGGGCGAGAGCGACGTGGATGAGATCCTCGACATAGAGGAGATCGCCGAGATGCCGTTCGTGGCGATGTCCGCCATACCGGTCCCGCACCGGTTCGTGGGCATGTCCATATTCGACCGACTGAAGCAGGTTCAGGACGTGAAGACGGCGGTGCTACGTAGCACCCTCGACTCATTCTACCAGTCGGTCAACCGCATCAAGGTCGTGCAGGAGGGTCAGGTCAACCTTGACGACCTCCTTGTCAACCGACCCGGCGGCGTTATTCGTGCCAAGGGCCACAACGCGGTCACCGAGCTCGGCGGCACGTTCTTTGGTGGCGAGGCCCTGCAGCTACTCCAGTACGCGGACACCCAGAAGGACAGCAGGGTAGGCGTCAGCCCCGACATGGCGGGCTCCCCCGCGCTCGTCAACAACGAGAGCGCCCACGGCGTTGAGCGCCTGATGTCTGCCAAGGAGATGCTGGTCGGGCTCATGGTCAGGAACATCGCCGAGACGGGAATCCGTCCGGCCTACCGACTGATCCGCGACCTCATGGTCAGGTTCCAGTCCTCCACGGTGCCATACAAGTTTCGTGGGCAGTGGATGAACATCAACCCCAGCGACTGGGGCGACCGCAGCCGGATGATGGTGACGGTCGGCACCGGGACGTCTGACGACCAGCAGAAGATCGCCGCACTACAGCAGGTGCTTGCGCTGCAGCAGGGCCTGATGGCCAACGACCCGATGAACCCACTTGTCGACTACGGGAAGGTCTACAACACCATCGACACGATGTCCTCGCTCGCCGATCTGGGCGAGGCGGAGAAGTACTTCTATAACCCGCAGAGCCAAGAGGGCCAGCAGTTCGGCCAGCAGAAGCAGCAGGAGGGCGAGCAGCAGAAGCAGGAGGGCATGCAGAAGGAGCAGATGGCCATGCAGATGCAGCAGCAGGCCCTACAGGCTCAACAGACGGTGGCTCAGGCGGAGATGCAGAAGGCTCAGGCCACGTTGCAGAACGGCCAGCTCAAGTCTCAGATCGACCACATGAAGAACCAGCACGCGATGGAGATGGACCAGTTGAAGGCCGCGTTGCAGGGCGTGAAGGACGAGAAGCAGAACGAGTTCCAGATACAGAAGCTGAAGACGGACGCCGCGCTCAAGCTCACCGAGCTGGAGATCAACGCCAAGCGGGATCTGAACAAGGACATCAACGACAACAAGGACGCTGTCAATGGGAAGAAGGAACGACCAACTGGTGGAGGAAACCAGAAAGGGGAGGCAGGCGCAGCAACAGCTTGACCTAATCCAAGAGCACATTGACAGCAGGAGACAACAACTATTTTACAAGTTCTGCGACCGCGACATGGTCGATGAGCTTTACGAGCTAAAGGCAGAAGCCGTTGCCCTAACCAACCTAGAGACCTACCTCAAGGAGTTAGTCAACACCGGGACACTAGCAATTACTCAACTAGAAGGAGAATACGAATGACGGACACAGTTCACCCA